CTGGCGGCGAAGACGCCGTCCATATTCTTGGCGGCGGGGCTGGAATGACCAGCCCACATTGGCCGGCTATCTCAGCAAAGCCTTGCATTTTAACACTTCAACAATGGGCCAATTATTGGCCGGTTCGGTTGAATCCATGGGTGGTCAGGGCGTTCTGAGGCATAAATCACCCGTCTGATGGTGGTGTCCTTGACGTTGAAATACCGGCAAAGATCGACTTTTCGCCACTCCCCGGACTGCCACATTGCCAAAACTTCCCGTTCTTGCTCTGGGGTCAAAATGCGAGGCCGGCCAATTCTGGCCCCTCTCTTGATCGCCGCGACCTGCCCGGCGACCGATCTTTCCCGGATTAGACTGCGTTCGAACTCAGCCACAGCCCCCAAAACCTGAATCATGAGCCGTCCAGCCGGTGTGCTGGTGTCAATTGGCTCAGTAATGGACTTAAAACCGGCTCCAGCAGCTTCTAAGCGTTCGATGATGGTAAGGAGGTCTTTAAGGCTTCTGGCAAGCCTATCGAGCTTGTAGACGACGATCACATCCCCAGGTGAAACCGTGGACATGAGCCGGTGCAGTTCTGGCCGAGATCCTACCGAGCTGGTCTTTTCCTGAAAAATGAGGTTTCGCCGGACTCCAGACCGGCGCAAGGCATTCATTTGCAAATCCGTCTCTTGGTGGACGGTGCTAACTCTGGCGTAGCCGTAGATCAATGTTTTTCCCCCTGTTTTTGTGGGTGGAATCTACAAGGCGGCTTCGGATTGGAAAGGCAGAAAAACAGCCGTTTCCGCTTCGCTCACATGGGGCGCTTCGCCCCCATACCCCAGACCCCCAAATACCCGGACCTATTCGGTCCTTAAGGGGGTCCCCCGTGTTGTTTTCAGTAACGAGAGGGCGAGAGGTTTTTCTTTCTCAAGTAGGCGAACTGGAGAGCATCACGCTCGGACTCTGATACCTCGGCTGGAGGGCGTGGGGAATCTGCGAACTCGACAGGCTTGGATCGGCCAACACCTGCGCGGTCTTCGCACACTCCGGGCTCGACCTGCACAGGCTGGCCGCTGGCATCCATGCAACCACAACGCTCTCTCACGACGATACAGCCCGCAACAACAGGCGAAGGCGCAGCAGGAGCCGCCGCCGCAGCGGAAGCCGGGGCATCCGGTAGGGGTGAAGATGCAGGTAGGGCAGGGGCCGTGGAGGTTTCAACCGTGTATTTAATGCCGTCTTTTTCATAGGTCTGCACTCCCTTTTTCTCAGTCTTGATCTGCTTTAACTGGTTGCCGGAAATTCGTTCTTCAAAGCGGGATTTGAGTGTCGGTGCAGCGTAGGCAGCGCCAGCCAGACCCGCCAAAATGAACCAGACCAAGCCCGGTAATTTGCGCTTTTGTTTGGTGTGAAGTTCCGCGGATTTATAGAGCTTGTAGGCCTTCATGGGGTAGCGCCATGGGCTCTTGGACATGCTGTTTTTATAGTTCAGGGTCTTAGATGCATGGTCCCATTCGTAGACCACAGCCAGAGGCATATTTGCGACCCGACGCACGTGCAAATGCCGGTCCACCAAGCCCAAGATGTGACGGTCCACATTCATGCAGTTTTGCGTGATCAAAACGAAGTCAAGGCCCATATGCCGGTGCGTGTCCAATGCCTGAATATCAGGGGGAACAGGTGAACCATTGGGACGGGGAGGCCAGAACTTCTGGAATTCGTCAAAGAAGATTTTTGCACCCGGCTTTGCCCAGTTGTGCCAGTTGCGAAGGCCTAGCGGGTTGCCCTCGTATATCCAACCATCAGCGCCGGTTGAAACCTCTTTGACAGCATCGCCAGAGGGAACAACGCGGGGACCTTCCTTGCCCTTGTACCAAGTGCCGCCGCCCTCGATTAGCTCATGGTCAAGCAACAAGCTATTGATGTTGGTATAGACGACGCTGGGAATCTCGACGGTGTTGCCCTGGTCATCCGTTTTCTTATCGATGTTGCCGACGAATGGGCGCAGGTGGTCCCATACAGCTTTCAAAGTTTTGCCAGAGCCGGGAACGCCGGTTATGAGGGTAATGCTCATGACAACACCCGACGTTTTTCACGCTCAAACCGAGCAGCAGCCGCGCAAGATTGCCGCCAAGTCAAGAATTCCATCTTCATGCAGCGACGACGGGCGAGGGGATGATCTGGCAAGCGAGAGGTCAAACTGGCATAGAAACGCCAAGTCTGACGGGCATTGAACCAGCGCAGCCAAAGCAGGCCCAAGACAACACGATCCGCAATCGTCATGATGGATTCACCCCCATAATTCGCGTAGCGTTTTGAATCTGCCAGAGAAGTAACCGCGTGGTTAAAGCGCCGGTAATGATGCCCAACGCCTGACCTCCACCGGCCAGAAGAAACAGATTGAACATGTCAGCAGACATGCCAGCCAAGCCGCCTACCAACTGGGTACGGACTTGGGAGAGGATTGCTTCCATGCCAGTGATCGTGATCACAGAGAAGCCTAGCGCCGCGAGCAGCTTGCCCGCCAACGGTGACATGAGAGACAGGAGCCAAGTGCCTAATTTCATTCTGGTTTACCCACAAAAATAATCATGAGAGCGGCGAAGGTTGCCAGCGCCAAAATCATGGGCTTGGCGAATGTGGTCACCTTGTCGCAAGTCCCAGCCCAGTCGTAGACCTTGATCGACGCCATGCCATGGGGAGTCATGAACTTGTCAGCAGGGCAAGCACCACCAGCAAACCCGAGGTTTTCCGCGTTGAAGGTCACGTTACGGGTTGACTTAGGAATCTCTTGCGTAGGTGTATCGAATTCGTCAGTGCGGCAGCCGTTGGACTGGGGGTTCTTCTCGCACTCACTAGCCGTTTTTTCATTCTCAACACGAGTAACCGACGTGGTTGTTGTGTTTGTAATTTGGTTTGAAGTGTTGTAATGGTTTGTCGTCGTTACGTTGGACGTATTTGTAATCTGATTGCCGGCAGTATTGAAGTTATAAGTTGTCTTTTCCACCGTCTTAGTACCATCCAAATTCGTCCTGGTGGTCTCACCCCCAACAATAGATGCAGGTCCTGTAACCGTAGGAGTGGGCATAGGAATATCGGCCCCTTTGTCAAGCAATTCCTGAATTACGCGACCGTCAGGTTTTGTGCCACTGGCGGTCATATAAGGCTCAATATCGTTCATTGACGAAGGGAGCCACACAGACTGAGAAGGGGCAACACTACGACGAAAGAATGCACCCTGACGAGCCGGACATGTGGCGATCAATGGGGAATTTAAAGGCGTACCGCTTGGAACGTAGCTATACCAATTGGCTGGAGGGGTTTCGCCAGAGGTGTAATTAAAGCAGCTAGGAAAAGCGTTATCAATTGCCGCTTTAGGCTGGGAAAACCAAGGGCCGTTACTGCCAAGCGAATGCTCGTAACAGGGGGCAACTGTGCAATATTGGGGGTCCTTCCGTTCGACTTCGCCAGTCGTTGGATTAACACGACCACCGGAGGAAGTCAGCCAGTCGAGGAGGTACGGAGAAGCGAAAAGGGCAAGCGCAATCGGCCCACCCGTGGCCGCACCCATCAAACCCTTTGCACCAGCCCAAACATTCGCCTTAGGGACAGCGTAAGCCGCTTGCCAAGGGTATTTGACGCCCGAAAATGCAACATCGCCCGTTATGGCCATATTGATGGTTTGACCAGAGGCAGCAGGAGCAACGCCATAGTTTCCCGCCGTGTACCAACCGGAATTTGAAACGGGGGCTACGTTGCCCACGCCGGGAAAGGCTGCAGGGGGAGCACCCGGATAGCCAATCTGCGCAGTGCTCCCGGTGGATTTGAATGGAACGCCATTAAACTGAGATTTAGTGCCAGCAATTACCGGAAAACTATTGCCAAGCCCAAAAAGAACAAGACAACAGGCACATAGGTATTTAAGGCTTGCCAGCTTTCGAAAGTCATACATTTTTAGTCCGTGGTGGTGTTGTCGAAAAGTTGGATTAGCTTTTTGCCGCCATAGGCAATAGCCAACAGCGCCACGGAGCCAAGAAACCAGTCGTAGGCCAGAGTTATGCCGCCGTCATGGGTACAGGCAGGGGTCACAGGCCAAGGCTGATTAATGGTGGTGCACGTGCCGCCGTTGGTACGCTTGCAGATGGCCATAGTGGTTCCAGTAAAAACCGTGGACGTGCATTCGCTCGTATAGAGGTTTGTTGTCGCCATGACTTTCGCGTCAAAGCGGGCACAGGCTTCCTGACGGGCAGCGGCTTCCGTGGGATAGCAGACGTTGTTGAATTGGGCGCCCATGTTTGTCCAGGTGGTTTTCCAATGAGGCCAGAGGCCCCATCAGAAACCCGGCTAGCGGGTTCGAATGGCTTACAGCCAGCCCATTTTTTGGCCGAGCTTGCGCAGGCCCCAAACAGCGACCATGGCAGTGATGACCAGACCAACAGCCGACAGCAAATCGGTGCCAGCGTCAGTAATAGCCGTGGTGGCAGCGGCAGGCAGTGCAGCCAAGGCATTAGACATAGCCAGACCGCAAGCAGTGGTCACAGCGGCCAGCTTGGTGGCATGGTTGCCGACAGTGCTGCGATAGACAGAAATGGCTTTGGAGAGATTCTTTTTCATGAGTGAAATTTCCTATGTTGATGGTCCGAGAAATTCGGGTTGCATCCCCATGCCCCACACGTGAGGCAAGGAGGGCAATCAGGGGGCAATTTCCTCGGTGCACATAGAGCCGCATGAAGGGCACTGAAAACCAAGATTTGCGAGGGCTTCCTCAATGTCGCCGGGGTGGTCAAAAACACCCTCAGAAACCGCTTGATAAATATCGTCCTCGGTAATCTCCGAGAAGTCGTCACCGACATGCTCGCAAATCTGGCATTGATGCATGGTTAGGCCGCTTTCAGGACAGGGGATGAAACAACCGGGAGACACTTTTTATCGGCCAGCGTGAGGCCGGAAGTGATAGAACCGTCGCGGCTCTTCATCGCATAGAAGCGAACTTCGACGGACATATCCTGACCAATGGCTTTACTCCATTGGTTGACGACAGAGGGGTCGAGCTTCAAAGAATCAACGACAGATTTGCCGCGTGATTTGTGCAGCACCTCAGCGGTGAAAGTGGCAACAATTTCGCCAGTTTCGTTGTCTTTGTTGTCGCCCTTGACGATGTCGAGAAGCTTGCCGTGTAGAGAGATCATGAGTTTTCCTTTATGCCGCGAGGCGAATGAATGAAGGGTGGGGACGCTCGTAAAAAGAAGGGGGCGACACTGGGCCGAGCGTGATGACCCGTGTACGGGGCTGAAAGGCAACTACGTTGCTTTTTCTGGCGATATCCACCCCATAGGGCAGCAGCCGAGAACGATGCTTGTAAAAAGCGGTTTTCTTAAATTTCGAGGTCAGGTCATCGCCTGCTTGCCACATGCGGTAGACAGCCAAGGTCTTTGCATCAAGGTCAGTAAGTTCGTCAACGTCACAGTTGGCGCGGGTGAAAACGGACTTGCGGTTTTCAAAGTCTTCGAGAAGTGTGGACATATCAAATCCCCCTAAAAAGTGGAGACCGTACTTGGTCAAAAATCGTGATTTGTAAGTGGTTTCAAAGCGGACTAAGCCGACAGAACTGCACCAAGCGGCCAGCGGTTCTAAATAGGGGTCGTAAGAGCGTTGAGACGCGTTTTCGGGGTCTTTAAGCTTGCGTGCATGGCGCAGCAATTCGGGGCCTTTGAGATAGGCCTTTGAATAGACGAATTTGGAGCCGCGACCGAAGTCAACCGTCTCGCCTTCGCCATAGGTCCCGGTCTTGAGCAATGAAGCTTGCTGGGAGGCAAGAAAGCGCATGAAGGCGTAGGCGTTTTCTTTGCTGCCTGCCTGAAAATTTTCAGTCAGGTCGAGACGGGTAAGCCGGGCACCGGTCCAAATCCATTGAGCGTTGTCATCGCAGTTTTTACGGACAGCTTCCATGCGCTGGCCGGGAGTGAAAGGCGGGAGGCCAAGGGTTGAAAGGAGCGCATTTATCCGCTGGATGCACTCAGGGAAAGAAAAGCCGAAAACGTTGTCTTGACGGCCAAATTTGGAGACGTTGCCCTCAAAGGAGACGGTTTCGCCATCGCAACGGACAAAAACAGCACTTTCGTGACTGCCTGCAATGCGTAGCTTTTTGAGGGTCGTTGACTGGTGGACACCCTGACCGTCGTAGCGAACGAATGCCCCGTCATTGATCTTAGGGAGCCCATGGCCGTGGGTCTGGTGAATGGACACCCAATCGCAAAAAACCGAGTCCGGGAGGGCTTGGAGAGGTGGGTTTTTCCGCGATCGCGGAATGAGTTTACGTGTTACAGACACATAAACTCCCCGGTTAGGGTTTTCCCTGACCCCGACTCGTCCGAGCTAAAGCTCGCCCGGTCGCGTTCAGGGCCAACCCCAACGCATGTACAGCGGTCGTCAAACGTCGAGCAGGCCAGAACCCGGGACTCAGGGAACGAGCCGCGACCGTAGAACGGACCGAGGAGGTCGAGGGACCACAGAAACGTGCCGTCCGAAGCAACCCAGCCTTCACGGACGCGGGCGCAGGTCGGGACCTGTGAAATGCGAACCTGAACGAAAACAGGCGTATTGCGGGGGAGCGCGAGGGAGTCACGGAAGGTTAAATGGGTGTTGGTGCACCCCTTTACCGCTTCCGGCTCACCCACCGAAGCCGCCAAGCGAACAGCGGGCAAGCTTTCAGCAGGTAGAGGGGCGCGTAACTCGGTGTTAGGTGTTGGACACATGGCGGCTTGAATTTATGTACACAAGGTATGTACAGCCGCGATGTAAACATGTCGTTTACCAAGTGGAAAGAAAAATCTGCTTAAATCCGAGAAAGTAAACGGGGTATTACCATGCAAAACACAATGCAATTGCTCGACAAAGCACTGAACGTTCAACCGGCAGCAAGCTGGGCGCACAGGTTGAATATCACGCGCCAAACTTTCACCAATGCGAAGAAGGCAAAGCGCCTAAGCCCCGCGCTTGCTGGAAACCTTGCTATTGAATTAGGAGAGAGTGCCGAGCATTGGATTGCCGTTGCAGCAATCGAGGCAGAGAAGAAAACGCCGCTTTTGGAGCGTCTTAAAAGAAGTCAAGCTTTGTTTGGAAAGCGTTGAATTTTAACGTTTTTTCAGCACGAAATCGGCCAGGCCGCTGGTCAAATCACCCAATTCCAGCAGGCGCGACCGTGCCATGTGCGTGATTTGCGACCAGTTTTCCAGATCGGCGTGGGCCAGAGC